GTTTACTTATCCGAAAATATAATTGTATAGTGATTACATCGGAAAGACGCACCTAGACAGTCACTTGATCCAAAGCGATGCAATACTTTGAAAGACAGCCGAAACCGATAGAAAGACAATGAGGCTACAATCTCATAAGACACTAAAATAAAGACTTGACTAAGTTAAACGACTAAGACTAAGATAAGACAAGCGCCAAGGTTAACCGATTACTTCAACCGCCCATAGGCCAGAGATAGTAGTCCGACCGTTCCGCTTAAATGAAAAGTAAGAACATAGACTAGGGTAAAGATGCCTAGCACAAACTGAAAAGACACTAGAAAGAAAGGGTAAACTAAACGGCAATATCGTATAGCCTAAAAACAATATCACTTTTTATTGTGATTTAGGATGCGTCCCGATCTACAGGGTTGAGTTGCTAAACGGTTTATCTGTCTATTCTTTCCCGTCAAGCGAATGAGCGGATTAAGCAACCGCATAGTGACTAAACACCCGATAGGTACGTGTACCTTTGAGCAAGGGTTGAAGCGCAAAATGTCCCATGAAAAACAGGGCTTGTGAGCGGTGACTTGAATCAGTCCGCCTATAGTGCTGGTTAATTGTTTTTTGAGTAATCGCAAGCTGTGCAATTCTAGGCCAACCTAGACCATGCTTGACATGTGGCATGGCTTGTGATTATCTATAAAGACAACACAAACTGAAAAGGAAAGACTATGTACCAACGTGATGTGGCATTAATTAAAGACTTTGTGGCTGTAGGCGGTCCAGACGCTTTAGTTGACGGTGTTGTGAGGTTTGTTCTCACCACTATACAGGCTGGCTTGTCTACCTGTACAGGCCAAGCGCAAAAGATTATTGACGATGGTTTGGATGCCAATTGTCTTTGGGGTAAAAAGTCTGATGGCTTGGCATATGCTAGGGACAACAAAGAATACTTGTATGGGCAAGTGTACAAGATTGCCGAAACGCATGGCTATGATAGTGTCACTGGCTGTGCTGATGTTGTGCAACTCTTTATGGCTGTCCCTAACCTTGGCATGGTAAAAGCTGCTTTCGTTGCACAATGCCTTGGTTTCAATGTGTCATGCATTGACAGCCATAACATCAAGCGACTAGGTATATCGCCAAACCTTGTAAAGTCACCGCCTAGTACAATGAAACCTGCAACGGTACGTAAAAAGATTGTGCAGTATGTTGAGTTGTGTCAAGATAAAGGCACAGAATATTGGTGGGATACATGGTGCAATTATGTTGCTGGCAATCAAGCCAATCGCAAGCTAAACACTGGTGACATTGTGTCCTACTATCATGTTGAATGTGTAACCTATGGCTTTGAGCCAGATTTTTATTCATCTTACTAAAATAATAGTTGACAGTACTGATAGGCGGCTATATGCTGCTTATTATACTACCAACTATCTCAACTTAACCCAACTTGAAAAGGAACTACCCCATGATTAATGTAAACACAAAGCCCGTTGTTAAAAACGCTGTACCTTCACTTTATGAGCGTCACACTTTCCACATGTCAAAAGCGGCAATGTACACCTATAACTATTCGTCACTGGATGAATACATCATAGAAAACTATGCCAACATGACAATCAAAACTATTGCTAATAACTTAAATGAGTATCTTAACAGGGTTAAGTATCGTGTGGAAAAACTACAGGATTTAGGCGTATTGCCTGTCAAGTACGCATACAACACAAAAGAGTATCGCCTAAAGAAAGAGTACCTTCAGCAGTATGACGCAGCTATCAAGCTGTACAAGGAACTAATGGCAATCAACCCGCAAGCATTGGCAGGGTAATGGTCTATCACTGTACATTCTATACTGGTGTGGGCAAGATACTGCACCAGTATCAAACCAAGTCCTACAGACAAGTTATGTATGATGCAAAGATTGCTGTACAGTCTGGACTACATGTTAAAGTGTTGCAAAATGGCAACACAATTAAGCTGCCTGAGTTTAAATAGACAGAAAGGTTATCCCAAGTTATATAAGTACTTGACACCTCCCTATGGTACTTATATAACTTTGATATAATCTAACTTAACACAAAGGAACTAAGACAATGTTAGTATATGCAACATCAATTCTTACAGGTGAACAGCGTTCAAAAGAAATTGCTGGCCTGACATTTGAACAGCTTGACACATGGCATGATGGTCAACTAATTCAAACTGCAATGCCCCATGTGTCACCAGCAGACCGTGACTTTATCAAGGGTATATTTGAAGATGAAATGGATGAATTGGTATGACTATTATAATAGACAAGTGGGACTTGCAAGCTGAACTAACAGATCACTTGTGCAAGTTATCAGCAAGTGACTTATGTGTACTGGCAGAGCATATGCTAGGTACAGGCCATACATCACTAGGCTATACAATGGTGATGGGTGAAAAGACAGACGCCATACTGAAAGAAATAAAAAATGAAACAACTAATGCTTGACAGACTAATGACCGTAGGATACGCTGTAATGGTAGTGATCAACACTGTCACTGCACTAGCACTAGTCTACACCGCAATACACTTCTTAACTTAACACAAAGGACAGACCAATGAAACGTAAGGTAGGCATCATTAATCCTGTGGCAAAGGCTATGCTTCAACAGCGTAAGCCACCACAGGTGGTGCTACCTAAGAAGGGTAACAAGGCCAAGCGTAGTCGTAGCAATGACTTTCGTAAGGCATTAGCAGAACAAATGGAGAAATAAATTATGACCGATAAACCAAAAACAGCAGAAGAGTGGAATCAGTTCCGCAAGGATCGTAATCAAGCCAACCTTGATGCCTTCAATGCTTTGCAAGATGATCAGCAAGCTGCTATAAAGCAAGCGTTCAAGGCTTTGGAAGCGGCACAAAATACTCTTTCAGAGTGCCAAGACCTATGGCTATCTGACATCAAGGAACTTGATCGTGCTTTCTGGCAAATGCGCCATAACTTTCTGGCTGTAGTTGATCCTGAGAATGTAGAACTATGAGTTATCTGAAGGCATATACTGTTACGCTTGACATTGATGGTGAGTACAGACTAGTCAGACTAGATGATACCTTTCCATCTGTATCAAGTGCAGTGTCAGCTATCAACACGGCCATGTTACTTGTACAGGTTAAGCAACCTGCATCTGTAATAAGTCTGGTAGATTGCAAAGAGTATACGCCTTCAGAATTTGAGGGCATAGAGTATGCCTACCCAGTACCAGAGGTGATGCAATGAAAGTAGAAGATGAGTTTTCCCTTGACAATCTCAGAACAAAGAGATACCTAAAGGGTACTTACAATGGTATGTGTGGTGGTGTATTAGCTATTGAGTATGCCACAGACACATGGTTTTTAGAACAGGATGAACTGGAACATGACACAGATATGCAAGCGCATGGCGAAGTTAATAAGGATTAAGTAGTATGCCTAACAACATGATAATTCAAATGCCTAGTGGTATAAGACTGTCTATTACTCAAGGTGTAGGCATGATGGGTGACAGAGACAGAGGCTCTATTGAGGTAGGTGTGCTTGACAACAAGGGCAACCTGATAGGTGATCCACGTGGCTATGTGGATGGCTCACAACTACACCAGATATTAGAGGGAATGCTGTGATGGTACTCACTGCCCTATCCTGCATTGCCTTGAACGTATACTTTGAGGCACGTAGTGACAACATGTCTGGACAGTATGCCGTGGCTCATGTTGTACTCAACAGGGTACAGGACAGCCGCTGGCCTAATGAGGTGTGTGAAGTAGTCACACAACGTAATGATAATAACGTCTGCCAATTTAGTTGGTACTGTGATGGTAAGTCTGACAAGCCTGATGATGAATATGCTTGGGCATATGCTCAGATGGTGGCGGCAGATGTATTACGAGGTGAAGTCCCTGACTTTACTGGTGGATCAACTCACTATCATGCGTACTATGTCAAGCCCTATTGGGCTGACATGATGCTATACCAAGGAGACTTTGGCTCTCATTATTTCTTTAGAGAAATAGATGGGCTGAACAGATAACACTTGCTATCGTTACTAGTATAGGTTATGATAGCTATACAACAGAGGCACAGTTGCCTTAACATTCCTGAAAGGAACACAATATGGCTTTAGATTTTATTCCAGAGAACCTTGACTTCACTGTAGCATTTGAGGACACCAAGATGCACGACAAAAAGTATGTGCTTAATGCAGACACAGGACAGTACATGGGTATTGTCGGGCAAGGCTTCCAGTGTGCCTCACATGGTGACTTCTTTCGTGGGGTATGGGACACAGTGACAGAGGAAATGTCTGCCCATGATGTAGCAGATGCAGACTTCACATGGCGTACCGCACGTGGTGGTGCATGGGCAATGCTTGACATAGCTCTACCCAACATGCGTAGTACCATAACTACAGACAAGCATGAGACTAGCATTGGCAATCGTATCATTAGTCTGCATGGCATTGATGGGTCATGCTCAAACCAATCCTACTTTGGTGCTATTGATTTCTTCTGTACCAATGGCATGATTACTGGTGACTATGACAAGGTGCGTAAGAAAAACACAGCCAACTTTACCCTTGAGGGTTTTATCTATGAGTTAGCACGTGCAAGGGCTAGTTTTTATGACAACGCTAAAAAGATGCAGGTGTGGGCCAATACATCAACTAAATATGTAGATGTCAAGTCATTGCTTGATGATATGATTTCATCCAAACGTAAGGCTGAGAAGATGTTTCAGTTGTATAGCCATGAGGCCAGTGTACGTGGGCATAACAAGTTCTCTTTGTACTCTGCCTTCACCAACTATGCCAGCTATGCTGATGAACGTAATGGTTTCAACCTAAAGAATACAGGTAATGATACACAAGCGGTCAGCATGTGGGGCCGTGAGCAAGAGGTAAGCAAGTGGGTCAGTGATCCCAAGTTCATCACACTGGAAGCTGCATAATGACTAACCTTCCTCGCTTTGTACAGCCACGTAAACAACCCAAGGGTGTAGTGTCTTATCGCTTCAACCCACCTCAGTCTCTTGTTGATGCTGGGGTGGTGAGCCGCAAGGAATGGGGTACTGATCTTAAACAGGTTAAGGTACTCGCCAAAGAGTTGAATGACTTAGTGGACAAGTACCGTGAAGAACAGGCATTGATATTCAATGTGAAGCCAAGCAGCACTGTTGCAAATTTGTCACAGTATTACTTTGCCTCTAATGATTTCAATGCGTTACGTGATACAACTAAGGTACATTACAAGTACTTCATTGGTCTACTGGACAATGCCATAGGTCACATGAGGCATGGTGATGTTACCTCTAAGGTTGCAAAGCATTTGTATGAACAGTGGGTTGAGCAAGGCATTAGCTTTGCCAATCACGGTGCTACCTGTGCCAGCCGTGTCTTTAACTATGCTATTGAAATGGAACAGATCAACACTAATCCTTTCACCAACATCAAGCGTAAACCTACACCACAACGTAAGGTAGTGTGGGAACATTCAGATGTGGTAAAGTTTATGGACACTGCCTTCACCCAATACAAGTACCGTAACATGGGTATGATTGTGTCTATGGCTTACCAGTGGTGTCAAAGACTAGGTGACATGCGTATGCTAACGTGGGATGCCATTGACTTTGACAGGCAGCGCATGTATCTTCAACAGTCTAAGCGTAGGGCAGAGGTGTTCCTACCTATTGATGACGAGTTGTATGTAATGCTACAAGAACAACGTAGTGACTATGGTTTTCAGACCTATGTTGCACCACACCCTACACCTGTAGCTGGTAATTTCAGACCATACAGTATGGAAAGACTATCTAAAGTAGGACGTAGGATAATGAGGGCAGCAAATCTATCAGAAGACTTACGACTTATGGACTTACGTAGGACAGGAGTAACACAAATGGTTGAGGCAGGTGTACCATTGCCACAGTTGATGGCTGTTACTGGACACACACATGTTGCATCTGTGAAACCATACATAAAAAATACATTCGCCTCTGCCAATAAAGCCTTGACAGCACGTAACGCTCATGTAGAATTGAGTGTAACGAAGAACATTGAAAGTGATTGGCTATGAACATAATAGAAATTATAAATGACTTACAGCTAAGTGTTGGTGACAGTAAACGTATGGCATGTCCAGTGTGTCATGCTAAGAATACATTTACTATTACTAATACTATGGGTAAGATTGTTTGGAATTGTTACAAGGCTAGTTGTACTGTCAGTGGTGGTACAAATGTGGCACTGTCTGTTAATGATGTTCGTAAGGCATTAGGTTATATGACTGACGAGTTAGACCCTGCCCCATTTGTAAAGCCTGACTACCTAGTTAATGATGGGCCTGAGTGCTGGAATTTTCTTAAACAGTATGGCCTATCATCTGAAGATGTTATTGTATTGTATGACGTAAAGGATCACCGTATAGTCTTTCCTGTGCTAGATGACAGAGGTTGCATAGTTGATGGATCAGGTAGATCACTGGGAAAAAGAATACCTAAATGGAAAAGATATGGTAATAGTGACTTGCCATACCATTGTGGATGTGGTAATGTCGCTGTAGTGGTGGAGGACAGCGTGAGTGCCGCAGTTGTAGGTGCGACAGTGAACAACGATCTAAAGCTGGATGCCAAAGATGATGATGTATATGTCGGGGTGGCTGTGTTGGGTACGTCATTATCAGAGGGACACAAGCGATACTTGTCGCAGTTCTCTACCATAATAGTAGCACTTGACCCCGATGCTTTACCCAAGTCACTCAAGTTTGCTAAAGAATTACGCACGTACTGTCCAGATGTACGTGTTTTAAAGTTGACAGACGATTTAAAGTATAGTAACCCTGACGATATAAGTAATCTGATAACCCTGACACAAGGATAACCCCACATGGAACTAGCACTAATACGCAGCCTGATGAACAAAGAGTTTTACGACAGTCATCGTGGCTCACGCTGCCCTGAGAGACTGTTCAGCCCTGATGTACGAAAGATAAAGAAGGCAATCGACAGTGCCATGCATCGTTATGAGCGTACCGTTACACCTGACGAGATTGAGGCGTTGTTTATGTCAAACAATGCTACCCTGACTACAGCACAGAAGACTGCCTATAGTGCGCTGTTTGCTACAGTAAAGAAAGAGCAGCCTATGGGTGAGGACATTGCTCAAGAGGTATTGTCCAAACTATTCCAGCAGGTGATTGGCGAGGACATTGCAAACCTTGGCTTTGATTATGTCAATGGTACAAAGGATACCCTTGAGCCATTACGTAATATGCTTGAGCAATATGGTGATGACTTCACGCCCAAGCTAAACATTGAATGGGAAGACACAAGCATT